GGGATAATATTCAACTTCTCTTGAAATGTTTGCATTCTATCAAACATTTTATCAAAAATATGTTTCCGTAGAATATCAGGATTGATTGGTAGTCGGGTAATATCACCATTTTTTAAACGTTGACGATATTCTTCGGTTTTACAATAATGATCAACACCGTATTTTTCAAAATTAGTTTGTTGAATTTTATTCTTGATTGTTTCGTTCTCGAAAACGTTTTCAGTTCCATATCTTTGGAGACAGGTTTGCTTTATTAATTCTTTTTGGTGTTCTGAATTGGCTTTACAGGTATTTGAACAATATTTGCGATAGATGCCCTTTCCGAAATAAGCAACGGGTTTACCACAATAACAGGTTTGAGACTTTTGAACACCATTCTTTAAAAAGTATAGAGCTTCTAAAGCCGTCATGTGTTCATATGGGATATTATCATTGAATAGGACTAATTTGACGCTATTCATGAAACTAGGCTTTAATCGCAATTGGGTTAAATTACCATCTTGAATTTGTGTGAGAATATCTTCTTTCTTGCAGAGATCATTTGGGAGAATTGGACTCTTCATATCATACATATATGAACGGACACATTTCAATGAACAAAATCTTTCCAAATATTGATCTTTAGTATCATAAAACTTTTCAAATGTAGTTATTGGGGTTTGACAATGTAAACAGATTGGGGAATTTTTAATATCATGTATTATACAAAATAAGCGTTCAGAAAGGGTACAAACGGAATTTAAAAATGATGTCTGATTTAATATTTCATTATAGAAATCCAAACCGTACTTTTCTATAATATATTGACTAGAAATATACCGAGCCTTTTTGAATTTTAATAATTCGGAAACTTTCTTCTGGATATCTAACATCGGTTCCTCGTCTTTAAACAGTTATATAGAAATCATAACCGATTTTAGACCCTATTACAAGCAAAAAAAGAGAGGCCACTTTCGTGACCTCTCTTCGTGTTCTAACTCCTTGCTTTACAGCAAGTTACCTAATCAAAGGTAAACGTGAGCGGCACCGGGGACGAAGGATTCGCCCAAGCCCTTGCAGATAACCAAGTGGTAGAACAGGTTGCTACCAAACAGATGGTCAACTACAGCGTAACGGGTAAGCAATCCAACGCGAGGACTGAAATCGTTCGGTCCAATTGTACGTTGAATCATTACTGGAATATATGGGCAATATACGATACCAGTATCATAATATTCAGCACCCTTGTATCCAAGTAAAGCGTACTCAACAAGTGAAGTACGTTGGCCAGTTTGATACTGGGCTTCGGTACGAGTATCGCGATAGATGTTGAAACGTCCACCGACACTACCAACCTTGGAAATTCCGGCTGGCTGTGTATTCACGGTTCCGTTAAGAGGCATCAACTTGAACTCTGGAAGCATTTCGAGAAGCGCACAAACGCGAGGTGTGGCAATAATGAAATTGGCAGGACCACGACGGTTGTTAATAGCAACACGATTGGCTTCGATAATCATACGTGCATAGAAATCACGATTACGTTCAGCTAACCAACGAGCATCAGCAGAAGCCGCGTACCAGAAAGAATAACCCGTTCCCTTGGTTGGGGTCGCCGTTCCAGCCATCAAACAGATTTGAATCATACGCATGATCATCTCACGGTCGATTTCTGATTGAAGTTCATAGCTCATTGCGTTGGTAAGTTCGTTATCGATGTCGATACCGTTCATGTTCTTGAGGTCTTGCTCAAGCTCGATAGACCACTTAGCTGCCAATCTACGGGTTCCAGCTTCGACGGCTGTCTTCTCGAATTGAATTGACATCTGTGGAATATTACCTGAAAGTTCGAACTGGCTCATAAGAGCAGCAACACCACGATCTGCGGTCACCATCTGGAAATGAGTATCAAACCCACTACCAAGACCTGAAAGTGCAGTGGATGACACACCCGTATATGCAGTATTCAGATAATTGTAACCAATTTCTTGGTTGTTCGATGACATCGCCCATGGTTGATTAGATGTGGTCGAACTTCCGTCGCCGCCTGCGCCAGCGTTGTTTAGTGAAGTCGCATCGTAACGATAACGAAGGGCGAACGCTAAACCAACTGGACCAGACATAGGCTGAACACCAACGATTTCGTTAGTAATCAACTCTGGGAATGTACGACGAATCATTGGAATAAGAACTTTTGGCAAACGGGCATCGCCTGTTGCGTAGAAATCATTATTACCAACTGAACCACCATGATTAGTACCCGTACCAAATGCGCCACCAGTACTTGCGGTATTGCCTTCACGCAAACACCATTGTTCTTGGTTCTCTAAAAGCACCGCTGTGCTTAAACGCATATGTGCATCTTCAAGAGGTGCAACTTTATCGGATTTGAAATCCAAAATTTTGCCCCACTTTTCGAGCAAATTCTTTGCTCTACTACGATCAATATAACCCGGACCTGGATTCATAACTTTACTCCTTTTTACCTACAACAACGTGTAAACCATTACACATTAAAATCATTTCTATAATTATTTATTGTTCTCAATATCAAATTTTCAAATTCTTAGTATGATTTTTCTAATTCTTCCATATATCCGGCAACTGCCAAACCTTCGGACGAATCAGAAACACTTTCTTGAATTACTTGTTTTGGAACATCGACCTTCTGTGTCACAACTTTCGCCTTAGATGTTGCGGTGACTTTTGCAGTCTCGATCTTATCCGTTTCATCACGATCAAACATTTCTAAAACAAATTTGAAATTGGCTTCAATCTCTTCTGGTTTCTTTCCTTCTAAGAGACGAGTCACAAATTGCTTTTTGTTTTCAGGAAGTCCACGAGTCTTCTGTTCCATAATCAAAGCTGCTTGTGTTTCCATAAGCTTTTGATTAATTCCAACAGATTCCTTAATACGATCATTTAACTCACCACGAAGTTTTTCAATCGTGGTATGACCGTCCTTTAAAGCTTCCTTAAAGTTTTCGCTGATAAATTCAGGATCAACAGCAACAATCTTCTTGATCTCGTTAAGCATCTTGCGTGCACGAATATTTTCAACAGCTTCCTTCAGTTGGTCGGCTGGAATTGATTCGGCGAGGTATAAATCAAGATAATTGGAAACCTTGGCAATCAGTTCACCACGAAGTTTCTCAGCCCCTTCTTTCAAATCCGTCTCATGCTTCGCAATAACCTTCTTCAACTTGGCAGTATGTGCTTCATCAATTTGTTGAATAACCGCCTTGAATTTGCTTGTATGATCAGTATCAATAGCTTCGACTAATTTTTCCAATTTCGTCGTATGTTCCGTATCCATCTTCGAAAGTTCATTTTCCACAATTAATTTTGATTGGGCTTGAACCTTTTCTTCAACGGCTTCGGTAAACATTTTAGCAATTGAACTCTTAACGTCTTCGGTTAAAATATCATTGCTAATACTCTTGAGAATATCTTCAATCTTCTGTTTTTCCATATACCTTCTCCTTTAAATTACTTTGCTTTTGGGGTTTGAACTTGAATTTCTTCCTGCATTTTGCCTTTTAGTTTCTCTAAAATAGCCGCTTGTAAATCATCTTTGGCTTTGGCATAGTTGTCTTCAAAAATACTTTGAATAAACTCATTTAGATGTTTTTTATCTTGCATCATAAGTTTTCCTCTTTGAATTATTTATACATTATCCGATCAGATTTTTGACTTTTCTGTGTTTTTTAACTAATATGATAGATTTTTCTTCCGACTTTCACCTGAGTAATTTTTTCAACATTAAAAGAACGTGTTCTGTCAGATGGTTTACGGGTTTTAATATAATCCTCACCATCAATAGACGATACACACATTCTAAGAAGATTATTTTCTTTATACTGAACCTTTGTATCTAGTTTAGGTTTACGGGTTTTGGCAACTTTCCTCGAAGCACTACAAGAACCTAAACGACCTACAACAACCATCGGAGAACCAGCCTTTTTCGTCTTATCCGTTCGACTGTCGTTCAATCTCGTCGTATAAACCGTACAAATTTCTTTCCCACCATTTGTTAATTGAAAAAGTTTGTTCGATATGTCTTTATATGAAATAGTTTTCGGACCAGTTCTTTTTAAATTAATATCTTCATATAACATTTCAAAAATGTTCATATTTTTTAATATTTCGAAATCTGGGAAATTTTTGCGACCGCTTCAGGTGTGGTAAATCCATATTTTTGATATATATTCGCAACCATTTCCAATTTTTTCGAACCTTCATGTGGATTATTAACCGGAATTCGTAATTGATCGTATTCGTGTAAAGTCTTTCCCGTCACCCCAAGTATCCGTGATGTTGAAATATATGACTGCTGTTTTTTACTATCATAGGCTAGCTTCACAAGAAATTTTTTGTCTTCAATGTTAATAATCTTTGAAGTTGGATGCCCTTTAGGTGTAAATGTCATATCTTCATGAATTT